CAGCGACTATGTGCTGAAAGCCGCGAGCGCGCCCGCCATGACCACGGTCACGGGCTGGGCGGCCGAATTGGTTCAGCAGATTTATGCCGAATTCATGCAAGTGCTCTTGCCTATGTCGGTATTTGCTCCGCTCTCGGCCAAGGGACTGTCGCTGACATTCGGTTCGGCGGGACGCATCATCATCCCGACGCGTTCGTTGACGCCGTCACTCAGCGGCTCGTTCGTTGGCGAGGGTATGCCGATCCCCGTGAGGCAAGGTGCGTTCGCGTCGCAGACGCTCGTTCCAAAAAAATGCGCCGTGATAACCACGTGGACAAAGGAAATGCAGGATCATTCGATTCCTGCGATCGAGGGATTGCTGCGGCAGGCCGTGCTTGAGGACACCGCGGTGACTCTCGACACTATCCTGCTCGACGCCAATCCGGCCACCGTGATTCGTCCGGCCGGCTTGCGCTCCTATCAAACCGGCCTCACGCCCACCGCGGGCGGCGGCTTCAACGCAGTGGTCGGCGATTTCCAAAAGCTGCTTGGTGCGTTGCTCACGCTGACGAATGGCAACGTCCGTTCGCCCGTGATCATGATGAGCGCGCAACAGAAACTCAATCTTAGCTTGATCCAGCCGCCGAATGCGGCCACGCCGCTGTTCCCGTTCATGACCATGCTCGAACAAAACAGACTGCTCGACGCAGGGCTGATCGTATCGGCGACGGTGCCAGCGGGCGAACTGGTCGCGGTCGACGCTGCCGATTTCGTCACTGCGGGACAGGAAGGACCTCGCCTAGAAATTTCCGATCAGGCGACCCTTCATATGGAAGATTCGGCGCCCGCGGATATCACTGGCGGCACGCCGTCGCCCGCGACGCCGGTCAAATCGATGTGGCAAACCGATTCGCTTGCCCTTCGACTCGTCATGCAGGTCAACTGGTTATTGCGACGTCCGGTCGTTTCGTGGATGACCGGCGTTACTTGGTAGTCGATTGATTCCGGAGTCATTGGATTCCGGAATCAATATTCTCGAATCAACATGAGGAAATCACATGGCAACCGAACCACGGCCCACCACGGCCCACACTAGCGAGACGCACGCCAATCCGAACGCGGCGCGCGAGCAAGGTCAGCGGCAACTCGAAAAAGGCAAGGCCGACAAAGAGCGGATTATGAAGGACTATCACGAGCGCATGAAAGGCCGGCCGACGCCGACGCAGGAGGAGTGCGATCAAATTAAGCTCGGCATGAACCCCGAAATTTCACCGGACGGCTCCAACCCCGATCCGCATGACGCGCTATCGCAGCGCGCCGAAAAGCCCGGCGGTTACCGCACTCGGGAATCGACGGCGCAATAACATGGGATTGGTCGATCGCATCGGCCGGATTTTCTCCTCGGTCGTCGGCAAGGCGGCCGAGGGGCAAGTTCACGGCCCGCCGTACTATCTGCCGGTCACGCACGCTTGGCTCGGTCAAGAGGGCCAATCGATGAATTGGTGGCAACGCGGATTTACGCCGATGCTCGCTGGCGGCCACTTGGCGATCATCGAAGCGTGCTTGTCGGCGTATTCGCAGACGGTCGCGATGTGTCCTGGCGCGCACTGGCGCGCCAACGATAAAGGCGGCCGCGATCGTGTGACCAATTCAGCGCTCAGTCGCATCTTGCGCGAGCCGAACGACTATCAAACAATTTCCGACTTTCTGCTCAATGCGGTTCGGCAATTGTATTTCGAAGGCAACGCCTATGCGCTGTGCATGCGCAACGCGCGGTTTGAGATCGAAGAACTGCACTTGATGGATAATCGCTATTGCAAGGCCTACATCGATGGCGAGGGCGGCGTGCACTATTCGCTCGGCGGCAATTGGGTGGTGCAGAATCGCTATGGACCGTTCGGGCTCGTGCCGGCGCGCGACGTTCTGCACATCAAGCTGCACGTCGATCAATTACAGAATCCGTTGCGCGGCGAATCTCCGCTGCGGTCGGCCTATCTCGACATCATCGCCGGCACCACGATCCGCAGCCAAGCGGCGCGATTCTACAATAACCAGGCCAAGCCCGGATTCGTGCTGTCGACCGACCTGCAATTAGACAAGGATCAGGTGTCGGCGGCGCGCGATCGCTGGAACGAACAAACAACCGGCGAGAACGTCGGCGGCACGCCAATCCTGACCGCCGGCCTCAAGCCGGTGCAAATCCCGATGGCGACGTTTCGCGACGCGCAGCTTGCCGACTTGCTGAAACTCTCGGACCAAGACATTGCGATGGCGTTTCGGGTGCCGATGCAAATCCTCGGCATCGGCAGCGGTCCGTACGGCTCGACCGAAGCGCTCATGCAAGCGTGGGTCGCGTCAGGCCTCGGCTTTTGTTTGAATCACGTCGAGGAGGCGATCGGCCAGCAATTCGGCCTTGAAGGTCAGCCGGATGATTATTGCGAATTCGACACCGAAGCGCTGTTGCGATCGCAGTTCAAAGATCGAGTCGAGGCTCTCGTGCGTGGCGTGCAGGGCGGCATCTTCTCGCCGAACGAAGCGCGCAACAGAGAAAATTTGGACTCAGTTCCGTTTGGATCGGAGCCGAGAACGCAGCAACAAGTCGTCCCCCTCTCTGCAGCGGCAAGCATCCCGACGAGCGCGCCGGGAACAACAAAAATACCAGCGTCACCGTCTGCCCCCTCGGCACCGCCCGCGGCGGGTCCGCAACCGGGAGCAACAAAAGATGCAGGAACTCGTGCGCTTGCAAACATCATCATCAGTCGAAGCCGACAACTCAAACGTGCCCGAGAGCAACGACTCTTATAACGAGGCGATGATCGCCGCCGCCGCGGTCGTCGTCGACGAGTTGCAGCAAAGATGGTCGCGCGACTTGGCCGTGATTGAGGCGCGGAGCGCCGCGATTGAGGCACAAAGCCAAGCGACGATTGCAGCGCTGCGCGTCGAGATCGTGGAATTGCGCAGCGCGTTCCGTGCCGAAGTAGGTACGCGGCTCGCCGAGTTGCGGGATGGAACTCCGGGCGCAGCCGGCCGCGACGGTTCGGATGGATCGCCGGGACGTGCCGGCGATCAAGGTCCGGCCGGACCGCCCGGTGAGCGCGGTTTGCGCGGGGATAACGGCGAACCGGGTCCAGTAGGTCCGGTCGGACCTCCCGGTCGAGATGGACCTACAGGCCCGCAAGGGGAGCCGGGCCAGCGCGGCGATGACGGACCTCCCGGAACTAACGGACTGCGCGGCGGTGACGGCGCAGACGGCCAGCGCGGGCCGCCGGGTGACCGTGGCGAGATCGGCCCCATCGGGCTACCCGGCGAGCGAGGGCTCACAGGCGAGGCAGGGCGCCCCGGGGAACGGGGCGAAAGAGGGGAACGCGGCGAAAGAGGCGACGTCGGTCCGCCCGGACTGTCGATCAAGGGCGATACCGGGGCCCGCGGCGACCGTGGCGAAGCCGGGCGCGATGGCGAGGCCGGCCGACCGGGGCCGCAGGGCGAGCGAGGCGCCGATGGCGCGCCCGGGCTGCTCGGCCTCGTGATCGAATGGGGCGCCGGCATTCATTACCGCGGCGCACTGGTCGTGCACGCCGGCTCGACATGGCAGGCGCAACGCGACACCGCCAGCGAACCGGGCAAGCTTGCCGTCGATTGGCATTTGATTGCTGCGGCCGGCGCCGCCGGCACATCGATGACGATCCGCGGGACGTACGTTCCCGATTCGTCTTATCGAGCGCTCGACGTGGTCACGCTCGATCATGGTTGGTTTGTGGCGAAGTGCGACAACCCGGGGACTTGTCCCGGACCAAATTGGCAGTCGGGCCCGGTCGGAAAGAAAGGCGAGAAGGGCCTCCCGGGCGAGCGCGGTCCGAAAGGCGACGTCGGCAAGAACGCGCCGACATGGGTCGCCAATCAGGTCGACGGCTTCACCGTGATTCCGCGCTTGAGCGACGGCACGTCAGGGCCGCCGATCTCGTTCGAAAAAATGTTCGAGCAGTACGAGGTCGAGCGCAGCATGAGCGATCGATAGACCATGCAACAGCTTCTCAACGTCATCACGCCGGCCGATACGCAGGACCTCGTCGCGCTCGACGACATGAAAATCAAGCTGCTCATTCCGCCGGGCGACACGTCCAAAGACCCGCTCGTGCAGGAATTCATCACCAACATGAGCGCCGTCGTCGCGCGCTTGTGCAATCGGGTGTTCGGTTACGAGAAGGTCGAGGAAACGTTCTATCAGCTAAACGATCAGGCGGTTTTAGGTCCGGCGACACGCCGGCTCTACTTGAGCCGCTGGCCGGTCAAGCTCGCCGACATAACGGCGATCAGTCACACCGTCGACGGCTCGGGCACCGACGACGATCTGTTGCCAAGTGCCAATCAATCTTGGTTTTTGGAGGAGCTTACCGGCACGCTCTACATGCGGCCGGATCAAGGACCGTGGGTCGATACGGTCGACGTCGCCTATAGCGGCGGCTACAAACTGCCGGACGAAGCGCCGCCGGACCTCGTCTATGCGGTCGAGGCAACCATCCGCGAGCAATACTATGTCGCGCTGCGCAGCCCGGGCCTGTTCGGCGTGCGGCAGCTTGCGCACAAAGAGAGCCGCGTCAGCTTCTATCCGCCGAATATGTTCACCACCGCCGGCTTGCCGCAGACATGGTCGAGCCTGCAAACTGTGCTCAACCACTACACGCGGCATTGGATTTGAAATGGCCGACGAGGTCGTCGTCGAGTGCGCTGAAATGGATGATCTGATCCGGCTGTTCGAGCGCCGTGCCGATCAGATGGTCGAGGACGCTATTCGCGAGGCGATCGCACGGGCGCAAAGCTATCAGTCGGCCAAGACGCCGCAGCCGGGCATCAAACAAGCGCGGACCGTACGGCGCCGCAAAGTGGCGCCCGCGCCATCGGCGCCGCTTGAGGCGCGCTTTATCGAACGCGTGATGTTCGCGCGGCTTGAGGACTTTTTCGGAGCTTGGTGATCGCATGAGCATGGGCGTCGATTGGCCGAATGAGGTTTATGCCCTCGAACAAGGCTTTTTCGGCCGCACTATCATCATCACG